TTTTAATAAAAGTATAAGATGGCTACAACTACATCAATTACTACCACTTACGCAGGTGAATTTGCAGGGAAGTACATCTCTGCAGCGTTGCTAAGTGCTGATACTATCGAGGGTGGTGGTATCACGGTAAAACCAAATGTGAAGTTCAAAGAAGTAATGAAGAAAGTATCTACGGATGCTATCGTTAAAGATGCTACTTGTGATTTCTCTGACACTTCAACACTAACACTAACTGAGCGTATTCTTCAGCCTGAAGAGTTCCAAGTAAACTTGGAGCTTTGTAAGAAAGACTTCCGCTCTGATTGGGAAGCAATCCAAATGGGCTACAGCGCATTTGATAACTTGCCTCCTGCATTCTCTGACTTCCTTATCGGTCACGTGGCTTCTAAGGTAGCTGAGAAAATGGAAACAAACATCTGGCAGGGTACTAACGCCACTGCAGGTGAGTTTGACGGCTTCGAGACTTTGTGGGAAGCTGACTCTGACGTTGTAGATGTAACAGGTACTTCTGTTACTGCTGCTAACGTAATTACTGAGATGGGTAAGGTAGTTGATGCTATCCCTACTGCTATCTACGGAAAAGAGGACTTGTACTTGTACGTATCAAACAACGTAGCTCGTGCTTATGTACGTGCATTGGGTGGTTTCGGTGCTTCAGGTTTGGGTGCGAATGGTATCAACAATCAAGGTACTACTTGGTTCAATGGTCAAGACTTGGCTTTCGATGGTGTAAAAATCTTCGTAGCACCTGGTCTTGCTGACGATACTATGGCAGCTGCTCAGAAGTCTAACTTGTTCTTCGGTACGGGTCTATTGGCTGACCACAATGAGGTTAAGTTGCTAGATATGTCTGACCTTGATGGTTCTCAGAATGTTCGTGTAGTAATGCGTTTCACTGCAGGTATCCAATATGGTATCGGCTCTGAAATCGTACTTTACAACTAAGAAGTAACGAATTAAATAACTAAAAGGGGCAGGTGGGCAAAAGCCTGTCTGCCCCTTTTTACTTAAAAAGAATAAAAATGGCGTGTAACTTAACACTAGGAAGAAAAGAGCCTTGTAAGGACGTAGTAGGCGGTCTAAAGAACGTATACTTCGTAGACTTCGGTGACTTGGGTTCTGTGACTTTGACATCTGACGAGATCACAGATATGACGGGTGACAGCTCAAACAACTTGACTGCATACAAGTACGAGTTGAAGGGTAACAGCTCATTCGAGCAAGCTATCAATGCTTCACGTGAGAACGGTACTCAGTTCTACGAGCAGACATTGAACTTGACTTTGAAGAAGTTGACTAAAGAAGACCACAAAGAATTGAAGCTACTTGCTGCAGGTAGACCTCACGTAGTGGTAGAAGACTACAATGGAAATTGTATGATGATGGGTCTATCTCACGGAGCAGACGTTAGCGGTGGTTCTATCGTAACGGGTGCAGCTATGGGTGACCTTTCAGGCTACACATTGACTTTCACAGGTCAAGAAGTATCTCCTGCTAACTTTATGGATGTAAATGCAGATGCAAATACTGCAGGATACCCATTCTCTGAATTTGCAGGTTTAACAGGAACAATTAGTATTACCGAGGGAAGCAATTCTTAACGTATATTTGTGCCAAGGGCATAGCACTCTGGTTTGGTTAGAAAGAGGGGAGACGTTTAAATACGTCCCCCTCTTTTGTTTTGTAACAATGTATAGTCAAAAGGGTTAACCTATTATGCATATAGTAAGTACGACAGATAGCACGATTAAGTTTGTGCCCAGAGCCTACGATACATCGCTCTCTGTAGTGATTACAGACGAGGAGACTAACACAAGCAGCACAGAGTCCTTAACAGGCACTAGAAGCAAGAATTATATGGTTATAGACCCTGCCTACACCTTTAAGGAGGGCAGGTTCTATACGATGCGTGTTACAGGATCGGCAGAGGTGTACAGGGGTCGTGTGTTCTGTACTGACCAAACAGATTACGAGAAGTACACGGTCAACCAAGGCGTGTACACGGAGTACAACTCAGACAATAACGGATACATATACCGATGAGTAATATTAGAATAGTCAACCTCAACAGCTATACTACGCCTGTGGTTCAGGAGAACAACAGGAAGCAGTGGGTAGAATATGGGGAAGATAACAACTACTACCAATACCTTATAGACCGCTACAACGGGTCAGCTACGAACAACGCTATTATCAATGGCGTGTGTGAGTTGATTTACGGCAAGGGGATTGGTGCTACCGATGCAAGCAGAAGACCTGAGCAGTACGCTCAGATGATTTCAATGTTTAGTAAGCACTGCCTCCGCAGGGTGACCTTCGACCTCAAGGCGATGGGTCAGGCTGCCTTTCAGGTGATTTACAATGAGGACAAGTCAGCTATCGCTCAGGTAGAGCACTTCCCTATTGAGACCTTGCGCTACGAGAAGATGAATGAGGACGGAGAGATTTGTGCGTATTGGTACAGCAAAGATTGGAGTCAGATTCGCAAGCGTGGTTATGAGCCTGAGCGCATCCCTGCCTATGGGCACGGGGAAGCAGGCGATAAGCTAGAGATTTATTGTATCAAGCCTTACAGAGCAGGGTACTATTACTACAGCCCTGTAGACTATCAAGGGGCGTTGCCTTACGCTGAGTTGGAGGAAGAGGTAGCCAACTACCACATCAACAATATTAAGAACGGGCTAAGCCCTTCTATGTTGATTAACTTCAACAATGGTATACCTAGCGAGGAGGAGCGTGAGCTCATTGAGCGTAGAATCATTGACAAGTTCTCTGGGACTAGCAACTCGGGCAAGTTTATCCTAGCCTTTAACGATAACAAAGAGATGCAGGCTAGCATCGAACCCGTACAGCTCAGCGATGCCTCGCAGCAGTACGAGTTCTTATCTGAGGAGTCTTCACAGAAGCTGATGGTAGGACACCGCATTACCTCTCCTATGCTATTAGGTATTAAAGATAGTAGTGGGTTGGGTAGTAACGCTGACGAGATTAAGACGGCATCGTTACTATTCCAAAACACGGTCATTAGAAGCACGCAGGAGCTTGTACTTGATGCTATGGATGAGCTGTTGGCATACAATGACATCAGCTTGAACTTGTACTTTAAGACGTTGCAGCCGCTTGAGTTTATTGACTATGACAATCTAGATCAAGAGACCAAGGAGTTTGACCTAGAGGATTTTCTTGAGCAGGTAGGCGAAGACGAACCGCAAGACGAAGAATACGAGCTTATTGATGTAGACAGCGAGTCTACAGAAGACGAGCCAGAGGACTTTGATGTTGAGGGCTACCTCAACGGTCTTGTGAACCTATCTGCTAGGGAGGATTCGTCTCAGGATAGCGAGCTGTATAAGGTACGCTATACGTATGTGAAGGGCACGAGTAAGACCCCTGAAGGCGATACTCGTGACTTCTGTAGAAGTATGCTTAGAAGCGATAAGCTCTACCGCAAGGAGGACATCGGTTTTATGTCTGCAAGAGGTGTAAACAAGAAGTTCGGGCACAAGGGTAGAAACTACTCCATCTTTAAGTATAAGGGAGGGGTAAACTGCTACCACAGATGGGAGCGTAGAATCTACAAGAAGAAATTAAAGAAAGATGGCGAGCCTTATGGCGGCAATGCTTTGCAGGGTACTAAGTTCGTCAACGTAAACCAGGCTGTCAGAGCAGGGTTTAAGTTGCCGAAGAACCCTAAAGAGGTAAGCGTAGCACCTATTGATATGCCTAGACAAGGACACCACCCTAACTATAAAGGATAATGGCAAAAGTATTATTCATAAAGAAAGAAGACTTAGTACGCAATAGTACGATAAGCGGAAACCTCGACAGCGATAAGCTGCTGCCGTTTATTGAGATAGCTCAGGAGATACACATACAGAATTTCCTAGGCACTAAGCTATACGATAAGATACGCAATGACATCATAGCCGACAGCTTACCTGCGGCTTATGAGACATTGCTAGACGAGTATGTTCAGCCTATGTTGATCCATTACGCTATGACGGAGTATTTACCTCACGCAGCCTATACGATTGCGAATGGGGGTGCATACAAGCACTCCTCAGAAGCAAGCGAGTCAATGACTAAGGAGGAGCTAGATTTCTTAAGTGAGAAGCACAGAGGTATTGCTGAGCACTACACACGTAGGTTTATTGACTTTATGTCATTTAACAATACTACGTACCCTGAGTATAATCAAAGTCAAGATGATGATATGTACCCCGATAAAAACGGAGTCTTCAACGGTTGGCAGCTCTAAGCACTACAAGCCTAAGAAGAAAAACGTAGAGAAGCTAAAGAAACTAATTAAGAAGATAGAGAAGAATGGCAACTGATGAAAAAGGCTATGGGGCAATATACGGCTCTACTTGGTGGGGTAGTGGCGATGCCTTTACCAATACAATAGGTTGGGGTAGTGCTATATTCTACATTTTAGACCCTGCTCAATTTCAGAACCGAGCCTTAGCGGACGGTGCTGAAATGGAGGCGTTTGAATGTGTGAGTAAGCAATTAAGAAGATACCCACAAGCGGACAGAGGCAGACAGCTAATGGATGCCTATGATACGAGAGTGGTTGCTGCATCAGGATCAACGGAAGCGAGAACCTGTACTATTAACGACCTACTGATGGAGATGGGGACTTTACCTTTAGTAGGGGTTCAAATCTTGCTGCTACGAGGGTAGATGTTAATGGTCTTATTGAGAAGGGTAGAGAGAATACCATATTGTATTCTAATGGATTCAATGATGCGGTTTGGACAAAAGTAAATGCGTCAGTAACAAGCGGTCAAAGTGGCTATGACGGAAGTTCAGATGCGTTTCTTTTAACCAAGAGTGATGCATCGGGGAGGATTCAACAACTTTTATCGCCAAGCGGTGTACAAACATATAGCATTTACGCAAAAGCAGGTACATTAAACTATATGAGATTAAGGGTTGAAGGCACGACTAACCCGTCTTGTTTCTTTGATTTTACTAACGGAACTATTCATAACAACGATGGTTTTGCTGCATCTATTGAAGATGTTGGTGGCGGATGGTATCGTTGTTCTTATACATTTTCAACTGCTGTTGCAAGAATTTCAATATATCCTGCCGATAGCACAAGTTCAGTATTGGGAACAAGCGGTTCAATCTACATCCAAGACGCTCAATTAGAGCAAGGCTTGGTAGCTACTGATTACATTGAAACAGGAGCATCTACTGCACAAGCAGGTATCTTGGAGGATATGCCTCGTTTAGATTATAGTGGTTCGTGTCCTGCTCTTTTACTTGAGCCTCAACGCTCAAACCTATTTGATTATAGTGAATACGCAAGTGGCAATAGTTTGGTTGGAAGTCCAACAATTACAGAAAACTATGCCGTAAGTCCAGATGGAACACAAAATGCTGCTAAAATTGTTTATGATGGAACAACATCAGGAAGAATAGAAATAAGCACAACTGCAAGTGGTACTAACACGCAAAGTGTTTATTTAAAAACTGCATCTGGTACACAAAATGTTAGTATTGGCGCATCAAGTGGGGATTTAACCGAAGTTACTGTAACAAGTGAATGGCAAAGATTT